GAGGTGGTTGAATCTGTGGAGTTACCAGACGCCGAGTAAAGTCCGAAACCCTGAGCGGGGGAGGTGGTGACCATACAGGATTGCAATTGCTTTGAGCCCGGTCGCCACTCGGCAGGAGAATAGAATGGACCTAACACTCTCGATAAAAGACGTAATGAGCCTGATTGGCTTGGTCGGCAGCTTGATTAGCTTCTCTTGGTATTTAAGAGGACAGATGGCGAAGGTCAGCCTGATGCTGGCGCGTGTCAACAACACACTGGAGACTGTTGAGAGTAAGCTGGCAGAGACAGATAGAAAAGCCTCTCGCGGCCACGAGCGTGTGGATGTGATGGCCGAGAAGGTAACGAAGCTAGAGGTCAAGGTTGAGCAGTTGCAGGCGGGGGCTGCTGTACATTAGGTTTGGTCACCGCTCGATCCTGATCCCCTGCTTTGGTGCCCCGACGTTCTTTATCCTATCGGGCCTCCTGCTCCTCTCTCTGCCGCTTCCATACTTCCCCATGGTTTTAGTTCTCAGTTCTTTATAGAAATCCTGGAGCCTTTCTTCCCAATAGCGATCTAGGGCGGCGACATATCTCTGGGCGTGTTGGTGGATCTGCTGCTTTGTTTTCAGCAGAGTCCTTGCGTCCTCAATTCTCTTATCAAATTTTGAGATGTCGTTCTTCCCTGGTGTGCGGGCATTCTCCAGCAATGCAGACTTCTTGGACCGCTTGGCCTTCACAAGGTTCTTCTCTGCTTCCTTCTCCCTTTTCCTGGCCGCGACGGTAATTGAAGCATTCAGCGACTCAATTATTTGCTTCTTATTATATCTGGCGGCATCCTTGTCACCCCCATAGACGGCGGTCTTGAAGGCGACTCCTGTTATCTGATCCACCATGTGTTTGGATGGTGTCATTCGATAGTCATCGAACGGGCGATCTACAAATTCCTTCCTGTTGACGAATAGGTACTCTCTGATGGGTTCAATGTATCCCGTCAAAAGTCCTTTCCACATCATTTTCTGGATCTTATCTTCTTTGTACGCCGATAGCCTGTTACGCTTCTCCATGTCAAAGGCGAATGCGTCAAGAATGGGGCCGCCAGCGAGGGCGAGCAGGGTTCTTACGTCCCGTCTTGGGTCATACATTCTCCTTCTGGCCCAAAATGCCTTCATGTTGTTTATTCTAGTTATCTCGGCCTTGGTCTTGCCCTTTTTGTCCCAAAGCTCGGCCAGTTCTTTGTCGTACCTTTTGAGCTTCTGTGTGTCATTGAGGCCGAGTTCCATAAGATATCTTGGCAGTCCTGCCATAGACTCCCCAATCCGCATTACCATGGCCAAGCCTTCCATGTTGTTGGCGCTGGATAGGCCGAATTGTTTGACGGTTGTCTTCTTCCCTTGGAAGCTCTCCGGTCTCATAACAGCACTGCCAATAACACCGGATGACAGATCGAAGCCCATGAGTGGTCGCAGTTTGGACATGTCGAATTTATCTGGGTCACTTTCCAGGGATTGCAGGAAGCTGAAGAAGATGGCTCGCCTGACAGACAGGGCTGCGGCGGCGTTAGACATCTCTATATTTATGCCTTTGTTGTTGGTTATGAAGTTGATGCCGTCAGTCGCGTCAATCATTGATATGGGGAGGCTCTTTCTGTTGCCGAATGCGGCCTTTGTGATCCAAGTTGGATAGAGGGAGCTAATGACCGGCATTTCTCTGAGGAGCCTCTGACCAAGAGGCACATCCCCATAGTCGAATACATTAAGATCGACGGGGGCCTTCGCCGCCTTCCCAATCACCTTATCAAGCTGCTTCCTGGAGAGCTTCCTGTTGTTCATGGTGAAGGTGCCGTCCTTATTTTTGAACAAGGTCACGCTTTTGTTTGGACTGATGGCCATTGTCGCATATTCACCAGGGTTCAGCCTCTCAAGGTAGTTGATGTGTGTGTCGATGGTCTTGAACATCTTATAGGCTCTAGGCCCAGCATCGCCGGCCCTGTATGGGAACTCCCCGGCCTTTGAGATTTTTCCCGCCCAGGTGCCGGCCTTACCGAGCGCTCTACCAACCTTGGTCGCTGTTGGATCATCAAAGTGCCCGCGAAAGACATCCCCCAGTTCAGCGACGGCATGGTCTACGTCGTGGCCGCCAGAGTCGCGGAAGATTCGGGCTCTACGCAGGTCTTTCGGGGACATCTCCTCGCCGTCCAGATATCTTTTCCAGAACCTGGCTAATTTATAGAAGTCCCCTACAAGAGATATTCCACGGCCCTCTTCCATCATAATCATGAATGAGGCCTGTGCTGCGTTGCGAACGACTGTTGATGGGTTTTTCATTGCGAACGACTTTTTCATCCCCCTGTGGATCCCCATCGTCGTTTTTAAATATATATGGGCGTCAACTATTGAATGGACTTGTTTCATCGCGGTGATGGCCCAGTTAAGCTGCCTGTCTACCAGCATGCCATTTTTCCATTTGCCAGCAAGGTTCAAAAATTCTGGCTCTTTACCGGGAAACACCTCCTCTTGAATCTGCTTCCTAAGCTGGTTTAGATCTAGCTTGGTCTCAACGAGCCTGCTGTACATCATTTCAGCTTGTGTCTTCTGTGCCTCACTGAATCGCCCCGATGTCTTCAGCGCATCTAGCTCGACCCTCAGTTGTTGTCTGGTTACCTTTGGGTCGATGGCTGGGATCGCCTTACCGTTGATCATGTCGAGGGCTATTTTTGACGCTGACCTTTCGTCAATCATCTTTCCAACCTGTCGAAGGAAGGTAAGTTTGGCGTTTTTCCTAGCAAGACCCTCAAAGAAGGTAGACGCCGCAGCCCCTTGAATTTTCGCAAGCTCTTTGGGGCTATGCTTTTGCATGAATCTAACGAACGCTGGTCCAGCATCATCTGTCAGGGAGATGGTCTTGCCTTCAAACCTGATGGACACATCTTGAAACTGTACTCTTTTACCCTCCTCAATCTTACCCATCTCTTTGAATGAGTCTCTAATGAACTGCCTCACTGTGGCGTCAACGTCACTGTTGTTGGCGAACCTTTGTGCAGCCTTATTGCTAAGGCCAACATCCTTTGCGGCCTGGAGCTTCAGGCTTTGTCTTGCTCCAGCGTTATGGTAGAGCATGGTGCTATTGTCTCTCAGCGTGTCTAAATACAGTCTGTTTGCAAGCCGATACTCTCGTGTTGGTGGCAGCGTCTTACCTCTGGCCCCAATGGGAAGTGAGTCTGTGAATGTAGACTCTAGAGCGTAAAGCTCTTTGAGGGAGTCCATTAGCCCTTCTCGCTGGACTCTTTTGCCGCCAATTACTTTGGATGTGACATGTCGGCCGGCGATGACCTGGAAGTTTTCGCCTGTTGGTGAGAGAACGACCTCTCCCGCCTCGTTGACGTGAAGTATCTTCTGCATCCTCTTGCTTTGGATATACTCCTTTAGGCCCGGGTCCTTGTCATCCAGGTTTAGTCTGGATTTATTGGAGACATCGCCACTAACCTTTCCTTTCATCTCCCTTGGCGCTCTGACCTCAGCTTCTGAGACAAATGTGGAGTCGGCCTTTGTCCTGGCAACTCCTTCGCCATCAAGTGAAACCGGGCTCCTGGCCGCTGCTGGGGCAGCCCCTGTTGCTTTTTCGCCTACTTTTTCAACACTGACAATGGCGTCCTTTGTGAGGATCTCCACCCCATGCTCTTTGAACTCAATTACCGAATAGTCCTTCTCCCTGGCCACCTCAACGGCCCTTTCTACAAAGTCCCCGCCCTTGTCTTTGCCAACAAGTACTTGGAATTCTTTGGAGCCCTCTTTTAGGATTTTCGCATCTTTATGGATTGTTATCTTTTCTGGAGCGCCACTCAGCTCTGCCTGGGTCAGTGACTTTACGATCTTGCCATCGCTTCTGAAGTAGGTATTGCCAGGGTCGCCAGCAAACATGGTTCCTTGACCGCGTTTCCGTCCTGATTTTTTTACTTCCATTTCGGGGCCGCCAGTGGGCTTTGGTTTTGGATATAGTCGCTCTGCTTCGGCCAAGATAGCCTTGCTTGGCTGCTCGACCTTCTTTGCTATCTCCCCAACCCTCTCAATCAGTTCTTTTTTGAACAGGACTGCCGCAGGATGGTCTGGCGACTCAAACATCTTGGGGAGGTCCTGCCCCCTAGCTGGTGGCTCAAAGGCATGGTCATGCGCTTCCCCGGTGGGATCGACCGGCCTGTTTTTGATTTCCCTTCCTTTTGGATTTTTAGAGGATGCGACGATAAAGTCATCAATATATCCGGGCAACGTCCCATGGTGTTGGTGAAACTCAAGTTCGGATGCAAAGCCCCTTTGGAGGTGTGAGCCGCCACGGCCAAACGCTCCTTCAAACGCCTCTGACTTCTCGGCCTGATGCTTTCGCTTTATCCACTCTGCCTTACTTTTGGCCCCCGGAGCTTTCATCACGTCCTGAGAGGCTCCTGGTATGCCCTCGGCCCATGGCTTATTCCCTCGCTGAATCGCTCCTTCGTCGAATGGAGCCTTCTTGCCGCCAGCGGGGGGAGGGGCGTCTATGCCCAGCTTGCCGCCTTTCCATGTGGCTCCCTCTGGGTGCAGTTCGGTGCCGGCCACTGTTTGTGCTTTGCTGGGATCGGTCTTGATGGTCAGTTCTGGGCCACGGTCAATCTTTATTCCGGGCTTCTTTGGGCCAGATGGGATCGGCACATGCTCCCCAAGAAGGGGGTCTAGGATTGAAATCTCCCCCCCAAAAGCATCCGCAATTTCCTGGACGATTGGGTCCAGGGTTGTTGCCAGTATCGACTTTTCTGGCCGGCGAAGCTCGTTCGCCCCCTCCATGGCCCTGAATAGATCGAACTCAGCCTGCTGTGCAGCCTTGTATGCTTGGGCGGCCTCTGTAGGCATCGAGCCCCACCCTTCCTTCTGAATTACAGAACTCCTGTCGGCCGTCGACGTGACAACCCTTCCCTCAGAACGCTCAAACTCTGCGTACTCCATGGACGCCGCGTCATCAAACATACTTTTCTGGCGCTGGGCCGCCTCATAGTTCTTTATGGTTCGATCGAGACTGGCTCTCCAATCACCCGAAACTTTTGTCCTTGGCATGTCTGGGTCATGTGTCCACGGGTCTAACTTGCCACCACTTGCATTTCTTACGCTTACCGGCCTGTCTGCCCTCGCAATAAGCTCTGCCTGTCGAGAGACCAAGTGTCTTACGAAGGTCTCCATGTCTTCTTTAGGAATGAAACTCCTAATAAAATCTCTCTGCTCCTTTGTGAGATGGCTCCATGCCCCAGACTTTGAAAAGGCTTCTGGGGGCGGGGTTCTTGATGACACTCCCTTTTGTGGGGTCGGTTCCGGGCCGCGATCGATCTTAATCCCAGGCTTCTTTGGGCCAACAACTCTTAGCTTGCCCTCCCCTTTCTCTATCTGCTTGCCGTAACGCACCCCTTCCGCCTCTATGGCGGCTTGGTTGAACCTCGGCTCATCATAGATAAGGTTCAGATTGTCGCCAATTGATTCAACGGTGGAGAACCTTGCGTCAAAGACGAAGTTCATCACGGCATCTGCCGCCATGGCTCCAATCCTGGTCCTTGGTAGCCGTTGTCTGAGGAAGGCATCGGCCATGGCCATTGACATTCCCGTGACGGTTCCACCAACCACATCGCCATACACCATGCCTCTTAGGTATGTGTATTTATTGAATTGGGATGCAACAGTCCCCACATCCTTCAGCACCCCTGTGGCCTTGTCGAAAGCATAGGCGCGATGTTGCATGTCTTTGGCCCGTATTATGTCGCTTGTTTGTATGATAGTTTTGTTTAGGTCCGACTTTAGTTTGTTGGTCATCTCCGCAGCTACGTCTGTAACACCATGTGCCCTGGCTCTTAGTTTGACGGCCTTCAGCACTGGAGCTATGGCCATTGCAAGCGTCCAGGGGCGGGAGAGGATCGCCTGATAACCTTCTATGGTGTGGTCCAGTTGGCTCACACCCTCGGGTCGCTTCTCGTCCCTACGCCATACCGCCCCACGGGACCCAAGGTCCCAGTATGCTTTGGCAAGGCCTATCATGCCTGGGACCATGTGTTCCCATGTGTCATAGCTGTGCTTGAGTTGGGCCATAAATTCCTCGGAGGGATTTCCCTTCCCTCCAAGGTTCGGGTTCTTTTCCGCCCAAGCCCTATCCTTGGGGGATGGTGGAGTTGATCCCATGGTATCGAGGAATAAGCCAAACAGGTCCTCTGAGACCTGGACACCATCGGTGACGATCTGCTTGTACATGTCCATGCCGACTCGATCCAGCAGATCTTCCTTGATCGCCTTCTCTGCATCCTCTATAAGAGTGAGTCTTTTTTTAGCCCCCTTCTTACCAACCTCCACCCCCGCCATCTCTGCAAAAGCCTTGGCGGCACCACCAGCGAGGCCGGGAACGGCTCCGTATAGGCCGCCAGGGAGGCGGGAGAGGAAGTATTCTTTTGGTTTCAATTCCGAGACAGGGGTGTCCCCTTCTGAAAATGTGGTGGCCTCATCGGGGAGGCCGACAGGGAGGCCAAGCTGATACAGGCCTGCCGGTCTAAGTTCGGCGGCCCCCTCCTCTGGTACTGGTGGCGATATGTCTTGCATCGTGGCGAACGGGCCGACAATGGCTGTTACCTGATCGAATGTTTTTCCGTAGACCTTCTTGAAGGCCTCATTCATCTCTTCCGGCTTGACACCACTCTCTATGGCCGACTGGGCCTCTGAGAATAGGGATGGCTGGTGGATGGTTGGCCCGGACTCTGGCAGGTCAAAGCCCGGTGGGAGGGAGGGGACACCATCATCTTCTCCGGGAAGTGTGGGGATATTGCCGCCAAAATCCTCTGGAAGCTCTGGGATATTTGGCTCTGCCATGTTTCACCTATTTCAGAGATCGAATGTTTTTGTTGTTTTGGTTGATGGATGAGGCTAGGCGCATGATTTCTGAACTCAGTCTTCTTAGGGCGCTTCTGTTGCCGAGGATGCTGGTTTCCCCTCTCCTTTCCTCGTCAATGACGGTTAGGATGTGACCAACCTTGTCTGGGCTGATATACCAATACCCCTTATATTTATAGAACGCCCCTCTGTCTTCAGGCCTGCCACTTGCCCCCTCTCTTTTATCAAAAACGAAGTCCTTGTCGGCAAACAATGCCGCGTCCTCAGCCGATATACTCCGACCCAGCATCTTCAGACCGCTCAAGATCTTGCCTTTCGACAGAACAACCTTAGTGGTGTTTTCGCCCGCTAACTTTATAATCTTTTTGGTTTTGGCACCCGCAGCTTCCTTGCCGCGTATTTCTGTAAGTTCAGCCTGAGCCCTCTTCAACCTTATATCAAGCCGATCTCTCTCTCCCTGTGTCTCGGCCTTAATAGCCGCTGCTTCCGCATCTCTAACAGCCTTCTCCGCTTGTTTAATTTTGATGACTCGATTGTATGGCATTTCTACACTCTTTTTCCCCACATCCAGTTGCTTGCCGTAATGTTCCAACTCTTTGGTGGCAAACTCTACCGGCATCATCTTCTCTATTTTTCGCCTTCGTATCCAATTAAGCGAGGAGCTAGAGCTTCTCAAGTTGATTTGAGATTTCTTATCTCGATCATACCACTTAAGTTCCTTTTTCTTTAACTTGGTCCCGGTCTCTTTACCCTCAACATCGGCCTCCACCTTGCGCCTTCTAAGCCCCTTCATCTCCATCCATTCATTGTGCTCGGCAAGGTCCCTCTTATACTTCAACCTCTCATTCTTCGTCTTGGCCTTCTTGAGTTGCATACCCAGGAGCTGCGACTTTCTATTGGCCCATCTGTCTACATTAAGGAGCTTTTCAACATCGGCATGTGCTGCGGTGATGTGGGTGCCAAACAGAACGTCTGAGAATGTCTTTGGTCGAATGCCATAGCCGCCAGAGGTGCGGAGGTTGGCCATGACTTCTTCGGCCTTTTTCCAGTCGCCTGCTCGGTAGGCCTGCCTAAGCTGTAGTTTGGCTTCTTTGGGCGTAATAATTTTAGCCGCTGCCGCCAAACCTGCTGCCCTTGCCCTTTCCTCTATTTGCTCGTCCGTCTGAACGGTGGGCATTCCACCTCTATAAGCAGCCATCTTTTTTGTTGGGCCAGCCTCTTGATAACCACTGGCGTCCACTGCATCTAGGTTATATGTCGGAACAGGACCCTTATCTGCAATAGAAACGCTAGGTCGTGCCATCCCCCTCCCCAGATGACTTACATCTGGCGGGGTATCCATAACAAGCTTATCTTTGGAAAGCTGCAATTGACCTTGTGGGATTTGAGTTTGCCCCTCCACCATCTTGGCGACTTCAGGAAACTCTATAGAGGCTATATCCACCGCTTGATCAACCGGGTGACGCCTTTGGACCTGAGAGCTTGGGTCTGGGTATGGTTTATCAAGCCCCTCTTTGGCCGCCAGATTTGTTGGGGCGTGTGTTTGGGGGTCGGTGTCTTCGCTGTAAAGCTTTCTGGCCTCGTCCATAGCCCTTTTCCCCGCCTCAATCTCAGCAGCACCACCTCTGATAACAGCGTCTCTCTCACCCTTTAGCTTTGCCCTTACAGTTTCGGCAGCATTCGCCCTGGCAACCTCTCTCTGGTCCTCGCCAAAGAGATACGATCCTGCCGCAAACGCTTTGCCAGCAAAACTACCTATATCACCAACAACATCAACAGCGGTCTTTATGGTGTTGACATCACGAGCAACCTTCTGACCGGCCGTTTCAGTCTGAACGTAAACATCAGCCACCTCACTGGTGAACGGGTTATTGTCTCGTCTTCCGACAATAATGGCCATCCTACGCTCCCCCTATCCAAAAAGATCCTCAAGAGATCCACCCAACTTTCTTTTCCCAGATCTTATATCCGCTGACATGTCCATTAGCCACTTCTGAACATCTGGGTCACCCTCGATTAAAGCCCACTGGTCTACCACATCAGCAACATCATCCTTGTTGCCACCCAACCATCCTTGCTTCTGGTCAATCAACCTATCGATCCTGGCATTATAATCCTGGACCTTCTTGTTTCCGGCCTCACTAAGCTCCGACTGAAATGACAAAGATTTCGTCTCTGCCTTAGATGCCTGTTGGCGGGCCAGATTCTGACGCTCCAAAAACCTCTCGCCAAGCTGGGCCTCAGTCAAAGCCCCCTTGGCAACCAAGCCCGCCATCTGGTTGCCCGAATCCATTGCCGCCTGCCTGCCCGCCGCATAGCGGGCTCCAAGCCCTGTTTGTGGAGCAGACCCAATGGCCCCCGCCAGGGAGGCTGAAGTGGCCCTGCGGGCCTCCTGCATACCCTGTTGGGAGGCTTCTCTGAAGGCGCTAAGTGCATCGGCCCTTCTTTGGGTATAGGAATCGGCAAACTCTCTTTGCTGCATGGCTGATGTTCTCAGGTTTTCAATCTGCTGTTGAGCCAGCCTCTGCTGCCTTTCAAAAGCCCCTGCGCCAAACCTTGGCTCTACTGTTTCCTTCTTAGCCATAACACCCCCTTAGATATTCAAGTCCCCTTGGCCGCCAACCAAGGGCTTCTGGCATATAAGATACACCCAGTTGCCGCCGCTTCCAACGTAAAGTTCATTCGCGGTCGGGTCATTCAGGGTGCCGCCGACACCTGAACTGTTCAGGGACCACCTGACCTCAACCCACTGCTCCCTACCTTCCGTGGCCGGGGCCGTGGCTTGTCCTGGGTTGAGCGGGTCCCCGACCATGGTCCTTGTGGATGTGTTGGAAGAGCTTCTCCCGACATAGTAGGGCTGGCCTTGGGTCCCAAACCCAACCCCCGGAGTGGGTGTTGCGTGAATCGGGATGTTCCATGTTTCAAATTCCCATGGACCATAGCACATTGAGCTATTGTGATGGCTAATCATTCTGTCGATGGTATTTGGTGTGGCGGCCGCATTGGCGGCAAATTCCAAATAGGCAATCTCTTGATATCCAGCAAAATCACTACGCACACCTGAGCCAAGACCGACACCAACCTTATGAGTAAAGTGACTCCCCGGCATGACTGGGATGGTGGTCAATGTTGCGGCAGAGCCGCCACAGAAGACGTCGGTGTAATTGCATGCCGCTATGACGTGATGGATGATGAGGGGGTAGTTGATGGATATGATGCGCCTGTCGCAAACAGACCCAGCACTGAAATACATGGAATCTTTGACGTTCGCAGAGGTCACTATCTGATACTTGCCAAAGTTGCCCCACATGGGCACAGCAATAACCTCATAAGAAGAATCTGCCCTGAGATGGCTGTAAGCCCCCTCGGCCCCGTCCTTACCCATTCCAGCCTGGAGCCTGTTGATGAATAGGTCGTCAATCCTCTTTATTTCGTCCTGAACACCCTCATTGCCATCCGCAGCCACCACTGTATCTGTCGCTGGCACCTGGATATTGATTGTCTCCCGGCTCGGGGCCGGTTTGTCCGGGGCATTTTGAATGAGATCGGAGGACGCCCTTGCGACCAGTGGGTGTTTGAATTTCAAGGAGATATGGAGGCTAACGATTTGGATGGGTGTGGCACCAACGCCCAACACATGGAGGTCGTTGGCCTCTATCTTAAGGAGGTAGGCTCCGTAGGGGTCTATTGGGCGGCCCAGATTGTCGATAACGAACGGATTCTGCCTGTCGATTATGTTGTCCATCATTATGTGGTCAATCTTTATCGACTCCACTTCTCTGGTTGGCTTCACAAGCGTCTTGGATATTGGTTTCTCAACAATGGAGACCTGAATGCTTGATTTGTCAATCGAAGAATAGTCAAGGTTAGCGTCCTTTCCAAACCTGATGGCAGCAGCCTCACCCCTTGTATCAAAAGATATGGATATCTCCTCCAATGTGATTGAAGGTGTATCCTTCGTTGTGTTCCTCGGTTCGGTGGCGTCAAAAAACTCCTGCAATGGTGGTAATATAAAGGGGATGCACTCGGCGGCATTCATCTCCCTTGGTGCTGCTGGTGGGGCTGGTTGCGCGACATGGTAGTCGCTTTTCGTTTTAGACACACCGTGATTGATAACTGGCACAGAGAAGTTTAGACGAAACACCCCGTTTGGGCATTTCATTCTGTCTGTAGGGACTGCAATAGAGCTGCCTATATCTGTCAGGGGCTGATAGATATGGTCTGTGGTTAGCTTTACGCCCTTTGCGAGCTTTTTTCGACTAATCTTCGACATCTACAAACTTCCAAACAAAGCCATAGGCCTTGCCATCGCCTTTTATCTCTCTTTCAAGATGCTTAGAACTCTTTTTGCCCAGATCCTTAGCAGCGGCTGCCGCATCAACATAGGTGCCGAGCAAATCTCCGTCCTCAGAATACTTACCAAGAAACCTCTTCACAACCGGGATGTATACGTCCCCATAAAAACCACTCCTACCATGCTCGTTATAAGCCTTTTGCAACATGGGGTTGGAACACCTCTTGAAACTACAATTGTTAATCTCCTCTCTAAAACTGAATTTCAACTTGAATCTTTCGCCAGTCGCCTTACAAACAGCGCATTCAGCCATCTAATCCTCCACGCTCTCTAGGACGGTAAGCGTCCATGAATAATATTGCGAAATCCAAAAACCGATCCACTCGTCATAAACTTCTTGGCCCCAGGCACCCGCATTGGTTCCAACAGCCGGGTCTCCATACTCTGGAATCGCAAACGCGAACCTGACCCTGCTGTCTCTCGCTAGAGGTATATTAAGGTTCTGGTCGTCCAAGAATATGGCATGAAAAAGCTCTCCCGGAAAAACCGGCCTCATCGTAGTGGGCGCTGGGGTCCATGATGATGGATTTTGGTCAACCTTCATCAGGTGGGTCTCAACACTAAACCCCATGCGATGATAAACCACCGAATTCAGCCTTCGATCTTCCGGCAGGAAGGGGTTGTCGACAACAATCCCGACATATAAATCGTCCAGGAACTGGTTTTCCTTTCCATAAGGAACAAGATTGGCGTCGGAGCTATAATGAAAGTCGTTGAGGGGGGAGCTTCCGGGAACTGAGTCCTCTGTGCCAGATGATAGAACAAGAGAGCACCCAGTCAGCACCACGGGCTTTCTGAAGTAAAAGGAGTTGGTGACCGCATACTGCCTCATCCCGGATGGGATGCCAAGGATAGATGGGGCTGACAAGCTGTGACCTTTTAGGCGAAACTCATTATGAGCTTTTCCATCTGGGTAGGAAGTTGCTGGGAACAATGCGGCATCATCATTACGCATGTTGAGAAAAGGAAAGTGGCTTTCACTGGCACCAGCACCCATCATAGGCATCCAGCCACCCACATACTGAGTCTGCATCCACCGTCTCTGTAGATCTTTTTTGGTAACAGCGTTAGCTCTGTCAACCACATCAGCCATCGCACTATCAAGACGACGGCCATCAATGGTGGTGCCGTCAGCAAACTGTTCTTGGGTGACCTCTCGTATAGTCTTGCTCATGTCGTCACCGATATTGGAGCTGCCTGCACGTTACCAATCGACTGCCCTGTTACATTGGAGCATGCCACAACATTGACGTTGGCGGCATTGCCAATGACATTTTCTATCACATCACCAGCCACGGTCACAGCCGGGTAGAAAGAGCATCCTATGAAATGAGCCTTTGCGCCATCAGCAATCTTTACGAAAGATGGATTTCCTTTGATATTGGTTTTCTCGAATTCGCAACCAATAAAAGTGACTGTAACAGTAGCGCTAGTAACAACAACAGGAATTGAGTCACTATTAGAGTGAAAGCGAATGCCGACAAGCCTGCATGTAGAATCGATTTCCACCGGCATCGTGATATTGGCCCCTGGTAAAGCATTTATAACCGTCCTGTCCGCTGATAGTCTCGCGCCGCCATGTGAGCCTGATTGCAGCAATATACCGTTATTTGCCGTCTTTGGCTCTGTGATGGCCATTGATGTCGTGGTTATGGCGATCTCATTGCGTTTTACGTCATCACGCTCCATCTGGTTGATAAGAGCGCTCCTGCCGTCGCCATCGCCGGTCAACTCGTAAACGCTCATCGACCCTTCCTTCTACGCCCACCAACAGGGCGAATGGTGGCCTTCATTGAGTCCACAACCATGCCCTCTGCGCGATTCCTGACATGGCCAAAAGCCATAACAGAGACATGCTCGCCCTTGACCGAGTTGCTGCTAGATATTGTGTCCAGACCTTCTTCGTCTATCAGGATATTGCCGTGATCTGGATCTGAGACTCCGCTCCAGGTGGCTGTCCCCGGCTCACCAAACGTCTTGGCGTTGCCATTTAGCCTGTTGCGGATGGTGTTGCCGTTGGCATCCTGCTTCTGACCACCACCAATGTCTGTTGATTGGGTGACGTAATCCTTCCAGTCAGATGAAATGGTCATGTTCAGAAGGCCGGTGTTCCAGTCGAAGTCCACTGCCGACTCTCTCGCGGGGCCTTTGGACTTCAGGCTGGAATAAATGGTCCTGAGCTTTACCTGAACCCCCTCTCCATAGCCAACCTGACCACTCTTTATAACCCAGTCCACAGGTCTGGCAACATTGTCGTCTTTATTCAGGCTGGTAACGCTTGGGGTGTTGAAGTAATAGATTCCGGCGGCCACCTGCGCCAAATTTAACTCTGTATACCCTGACGAAAACGCCACCCCAAGTGACATTTTATCGCCAGTTGGGACCACCTTTTCTACTGGAATGAACATCAGAAGGTTCCTTATCCCTGTGCTGAGATTCATGTTTGGCCCCATCTGGTGGCCAGGGGTAGTGCCGTCCCAGTAGAGAGTGACCAAGCCAGATGAAGCCCATGTGGTCGTCCATCCACCGGCGGTCGCAAGCCTTTCTGATGGATAAATCGGAGAGATCACCCCACCAACCGGCTGCCATTGAGTGGCGTCTATGTCGAATATCAACGAGATCCTGTCGGGACCGTTATAAGGCGAGGTGTTCTGTTTGTCCTTCAGATAAATAGGCAATAGATATGTACCATCAGCTCTTTCTATAAGGGGGTCGAGGTAGAACGCTACGTCGTCCACTGGTCCAGACGACTCGTAATAAGCAGCAAGACCCCTCATGTCTTCCGATGCGTGGACGGTCCTGTCCAACCCACCACCGCGACCAAATTTTAGGATGTAGAAGGAGGTTGTTGCGGCAGGTTTGGCGGGAGTCACGGCATCGATGGCTAAATGCTGCTCCAGGCCGCCTACAGTATAAATATCATGCCCCATGGTCAGAAACCACGGCGCGTTTATCTTGGGGTCTACTCCAGCCTCTGTCTTGGCACCATCCGGGGTGACAACAAGGCTTTCAACACTCCATACGATCCACCTCTTTGCCTGATACACCAAGGCAATGTTCATATTCGGGACCGATATGATAGTCATCTCTTTGGGGGCGCAGTAACACACGTTACATGAGGACAGGTTTCGGCTGCTGTAATTCGACCTCGGCTGCTGCATTCGCAGGTCTGTCTCACCGTTGTTCTGATAATAAGATGTCAGCGGATTACTCAGCGTTGAATCAAAAAACGGCTGTATCTCTGACGATATTGGCAAAACATCGGCCCTGCCGCTGGTCGAATAAACGCCATTAGCATCGACCCAGACCAGAGAGCCCTCCGTCTTGCTAACACCGCCCGGACCAACACACCCTATATTTGCCGACATACTACTGATGCGACCCATATTAACGAGAGTGCCGCGCACATTCGGCTGATAAACAAATGACTCTGTTTCGGTAAAGATGACCAGAACATCATTCACAGACTCTATGGCCGTAATTTCCTTCTCAGCAGGAACCTCAATGTTGTTCAAAGCAATATAACTGGCCGGCTTACCCAAATCCGAGAAGTATATTGTCCTGCCCCTTGCCACAGCTAGGCGGCCAAGGAAAAGGGCGGCATCTACTGGATTCTGGAACGCCTCCTTTTCTACATAGAGGTAGGCACCTCTATAAGCTCCGGGGGCAACTGCGACCGGGGTGATGATGCTGCTTTCGCTATACGGGAGCCGTGAATTGACATCTACTGTGCCGGCGACCTGCTTTCGCCTGTTGCCATTGAAATCTGCCGGGTAATAGCAGTACAAGCCGACATCTTTGGATCCGAAGAACATGACGTCGAAAGCCTCTTCAAAGAAGAACTGCCCATATGAGGCCCTGACCCAATTGCCATAACTCTCATCCCTTGTTGTCTCATAGATACCATGCCATTCAGCGGGCGGCGAAACGGAGTCCTTCATCTCTGAAGTATGACGATGGATTATCTCCTCCCACCTCTCTCCGGTAGTAACGTCATAAATGTTGACGGAATAAACGCTCGTCCAGAGACCTGTGCTGGCATGGTCCCCAGTATAGCAAGATGATGACATGACGCTAATAATTTGAGTATGACCAAAGTCCGTCACCATGATAGAGCTGCCGAGATGTTGGGTGTAGCCAACGGTCGACGCATCATCAGACCTCATGGACATGGTGGTGTCGTATTGGGCCACCTGACCAAGACCTGAACGGGTGTTCAGTGCCCCATTCTTGTAGTACATGTTCTGGTAATACTGGCCTTTAGCTGGCCGGTTCTGATCAGTGCCGCTTATGAGAAGCTCAACCTCTTTTCCTTTGACGGCCATCAGTCATCCCCTAAAGGCACCACATATATAAAGTTCTTTTTCAAGAAGAATGTCAGATTCCTTTCGCTTATCGCGTCACCCGTTCGCTTAGACTGGCTGGATGAACAGTCAACCCCTTCGAGGGGGTCAACCTTGGTAACGATGGCGCAGTGACCTTGACGGCCTCCAGCGTCACCGTAGACGACAATGCAGCCGGGTTCGGGTGTTGAGATTTGTCGGAAGAGGTGATTACCATCGCGGGCATCGTTATAGATGTCTGTCGTGGAAATCCAACTGTGGCTCCCGTACTTGTAATGCCTTGACTTGGAGATAACCCAGGAGACGAACCCGGAACAGTCACATTGAGCCCCCGGATGCTCTGCTTGAGGATTCCAGCCTCCCTTTCCAAGGACATATTTCGTTCCTCTACCAACAGCACTACGAGCACGAGCAACCCTGTCAGGGTGGTTACTATCAATCTTGGCTGCCGTGTTCGGTCCAAATTTCCCATCTACTTCTAACCCATTTACTTCTTGATAGATCGTCGCCATCGCCGTGATATGTGCCCCATCAACAGCAGCATCGTCTAATTGTCTCTGATTATATTCGTCAGCATTCATAACCAATCCGGGTCGTCATGGACAGAAAGGCTTTGCTCTCTATTCATCCCTTCCATCAAATACTCTCTGAACTCAACCTTCCTCTCCTCTAACAGCATCCTTAATGGCTCGTTTATCTCACCATCCCTCACAGCATAGTTCGAGTAGGCAAATAACGCTATTAGATCGTGAAACTGCTCCAAATCGTCAATATAATCACTAGAACTAGACCATGATATGTTCTGGTACGGGATGTATGTAATCCTAACCGTTCCAGACACCTCCGAATCGAACCTCATCAACCTGTCGCGAAGATAATAGCGAGCAACCCTAGCCCCCGAACGCATGCTTCCATAATAAGCAAGCTCCTTCGGCCTGGACACAGCCACATACTCATACAAGGGAAGTCCATCAGAGTTCACGCTCGTTACAGATAAGATGGATTGTAGCCGACTGCCTGCCGGGGCCGTCGAACCCATAAGCACCCCATCCAAATTGAATGTTCGGCCAGAAAACGTCGCATCATACTCCTTCGCATACCTCATCTCATCTACAGAATTAACCAGCTTCCTAAACCTGTCATAGCCAATCTTTAGATACTGCTGCACATTGGCGTCGGTAACAAATGTTACATCCGACTCATCAATATAATCCCTGAATAAGGTAGTTAGCTCGCCAACATTCACGACAACACCTCTGGTGTTTGTTGCACATCTCTTCTCGCATGACCGGCCTGCTGCTCAGAGATCATCTGCCCCCTGCCGGCGTCACTCCCAGTAGCGACCAAGCCCTCATTCGATTCAGAAGGCTTGTCCTGTCTAGGGAAGACTTTGGCCAAACTCTGCGCCTGATACGCCTCAATATCCTGGCCAAAGGTAATGACTGAGACGTATACATCCCGAATATACTTCTGTATCTCGCTCCAAGCAGCACCCTGCTCATTGAGATACTTGAGGGTCTCTGGTTTGGGAACGTAGTACTCCTCTGAGCGCAAGAACTCCCCAAACACCTTCTTGAAAGAATCCAGGTCGTCTGACGGATGAATCTCAACAAGGAGACCAACCTTACAGGCCTCAAGAATATCCCTGGCATGAGACAATGCGGCCATCTTGTCAGCGATGAACTTATTGCCGGTACGCATTGAAAGCTCCTCAACCACCTTCTCTGGCGGCAAGAGCCCTCTGTCGAGCATGGCAAGCAAGGCCTCATCCCTTTTCTCAACATCAGCAGCAAACAGAGATCCTGGCTGAACAAGGACCTCTGGTATACTAACAAAATCGGTGGCTTTTATCTCACGGAACATGGGGGCACCATAATGGTCAAACATCTTCACCATCAAGCCTTTGGTGTAATACTTCTTCATGTAGCAAAGCACCGTCTGGCACATGTTTGCGACTGCTATCTCAATTTCTTCTGTGGTTATCTTGAGCTGACCCTCATCCTTGCTGGTGATGGCCTCGATGGCCTTGCCAGACTTGATCGCCGGTACAGACCGGCCCATCGAGACATGGTGGACACCGGCAATATCCTGCATTTCCTTCTCAATAATATTGACGTTCGTCCAGACATCGTTGGGAAGGCTCGCTGGAACCATACGCTTGGGCTCCGGGCCGAGACCAGACCACAAGATCTTTTGGCCCTGCTTGTTGGTAATGCGGCCAAGTTGGCTTTGGCGGGACGCAAGCCATGGTGCATTAGCATTTAGCCTGATAAAAAGCAGTTGCTGGCTGCGCTGTTCATTATATTGGTCTTGAGGCCCAATAAGCGGCGAAATAAGACCAATCCCCCAAATCTTATTCGGCATTTTGGTGTATCTGATAATGTCAACCGGCATGACGCCGTATGGCGTTTCACCCTTATAAACATAAGAATTTCCAACCACATGGGCGCATTTGCCATCGCGCCAGTATATTGTGTAGAGGTATCGGCTATCATCCGGCACCTTATGACCGTATTTTTCTGCCGTAGCCTCTGGTGCGCTCTCAACATCATCCTTGTGGTCAGGATATGCCGCGCAAAGATCGTCTTTATGATGGATGCTTCTAATGGCGATGAAGCTGGAAAGCTCCAGGTCTCTAGCTTTTGGCTCAAAAAACAGATTATACGGGCTGATTATCTCAGTCCCTACCTTGCTTTTATCAGGATCGTAATATGTGTGGACACCGCATGTGCCGCAAGAGACCAGCCATGAAGACGCCTCAACACCAATCTTATACTTGAGCTTCTCTGTAACCCAGTAGTAATGAAGCGCCTGCTCTGATGCCAGTCCCTTGGTAATGTCCTCCCAGCTACCAGAGGCGGGGGTCACGCCCATGGATGGGTACATGACAGCTAGCTTGGAGACAACAGTCCTGTAGATCGGCAGAATTTTGTTAGTGGTGGTGCGGTTGCGGTTGGTTTTGTCGATAACCCAATTCTTATCTGGCGCATCTCTGTCCAGATGCTGATGGCCTTGGAGATAGTGGAGGCAAACGTCCCATGCAGCGGCATGAGCAAGGCGGTCGCGCCGGCTCTCCTCCAGAATGTCCGCGATATCGCTTGGATATTCTTTTTCCGCAGCAGAAATGTAGTAAGCCATTTCATTCCTTGTAGCTTTTCGCCCACTTACCAGACTTCATGCTCTCTTTTAGACCATCTACGTCGTCTTTAGTAGACTTTTTTGATTCAACCGCAAGGCCGGCAGCGGGATAATAGTCCTTGGCAATAGTGGCAATCACTGACGCGAGGGCACCATTACCAACTTTGGACTTCTTATAACTGGCCATTGGGAAACCCCATCTCTTGAGGTTGGGCTGGACTGTCCAAAAGCTCTCTCTCTTCCCGCGCCTTTAGGAAGAGGGATTTGAAGTAGGCCGGCAATTCAAAGTGGAACTCAAAAAACAGGATTCTGAACATTCCATCTGACGATTTCAGTCCAAACTCAAGTTTCATAACAACCTCTGGGTGAGAGGGGGTGGGGCTGTATAGGCCCCACCCCCAATCAGAGTCAACACTAGAACGCAAACCCATACATGATGAGGTTTCTGTTCGGGAAATGACACATTATTTGCAAGTACCACTTCCACAGACCCTCATAGCGGTCTTTTCCAGCTTTCCAGTGGAGGATGCGGCCGTCAGTGTCGTCAAAGTCGCCACCTTTTAGCTCGTAAACACTCCATGAAGAGAGGTTAAGTCCAATGAGCATGCTCTTTGGGCAGTTGGAGTCAATCTGGATACGAACGCCACCGAAACCAAGGTCCTCGGTATTGGCACCATAATCCAGACCACCAGCCTTGCCAGAAATACGCACACTTGTCTCAAGTGTGGCAAGTGCTACGTACTTATGGCGGGTCATTGGGTTGGTCAACCAAAGGTCAACGCCCCTGTGAGAAACAGTCCTCACAGTATCCAGGCCGTATTGAATACGGTCTGGATCGATGTCGACCAACGCAGGGGTGGCACCAGCAGCTATCTGCGTGGCCCCCATAGGCAGGATGGTTGACTGAAGAACCTCCGCATTCTTGGCTGCTCCATCAACACGAGAGATCGAGTGATGAACTGGATTACAGAGGTTATCCAGAATTCCAGAAAACTCTTTTTCCGCATCATCAGTCCCAGGTTGAACGCCACCACCTGCTGCTCCGTTGTTAAACTTAAAGGTCCCAACATTGGTCGCAGTACTATCGGCATACTGCGTGTCATGCAGAAGAACTGCACAACCAACACCATCTGGAACTTCTTCAGCGTCACCAGGGGTGGAGCTGAAGATCTTTGAGGCGGGAACAGCGGCGCTGTCCTGCATCTGCAAAGTGATCGTCATGTTCGCCTTGTTGTATGCGCTAACGAAAACACCAGCAGTGGCAGTTAACGAAGCGATATCAACATAGCTATCAAGACGAACAATCTTCACCCGAACCCAATCGGCAGCCGTTGCGGCCGATTCTGGGAAGTACTCAAAGCTGCCTGTGTAGCCAACGGTTATTGGGGTGCCCGGTGTGTCTTGGGCTCCAGATGACAGTTGAGTTCCAGTCGTGCTAATCAAACCACGGGTCTGGCCCCCTGTGTACATAACCTTGTCACAGAAATGCTTGATATCCTCCACCAGCCACTTCATCTCGTCGTGAAGAGTGTTGGCCAGGGCCATGGAGCCGCCATTAGAGGAGGCTGCGATGTCTGGGCCACCAATCTCAAACGCACCATAAAGGAATTTGGCTTTGTTTAGGATGCGGACAAACGATTGATTCCCACCTTCTGGAAGGGTCTCGGTCTCTGAACGAAATCCGATTGCGTCTGTTGGTCCGGTCCTGAGACCTACAACAAACTCTTTACCCTGCCATGTAGTTTTACCTTTCTTAAATAATTGTAACAGCTTCACCTCTCGAAGAAGCTGATCTCTGACAGCACCTTGGTAATCCTCTTTGAGGATCGCCTGGATGGTGTCGAGTGTTGAACCGGCCATAATAGTCTCCGTTAATCAGTCATGAGCCCGAATTTCTTTCTGGCGTTGGAGTAAATTTGTTCCCAACGATCTTCGGTGCTCTTTGGTTTAGACGCTGATTCGGAGACCGAATAACTGGAAGATTTGGCGCGTTTGGGAGCTTGCTTTATTCGCTCAAGTTCTTTTTGAACTGCCGCATCAACGTCATTTTTTCGTTTATTAAAGATTTTTTCCCCTAATTGTTCCATCGTAAGGGATTCGTTCTCACTCATATTTGAGTAGAAGACGATCTCTTCCTTTGAAACGCCAGGATACTTGGATTGCACTTCGCGGAACTGTTGGTGAAGAATCTCTTCAAATTGGGCCTGTTTCATTTTGTCCACTTCTGCTCTGAGTTGTTTCAACTCTTGTGCGTTGTGGTCAACTGGCTCCTCTTCATCGAGAAAAGAGCTTTCACGCAGACTTTCGTTCTGCGATTTGAGGGCATCGATCTGCTCCCGCAATTCATTTCGCTCGTGAATTGCCTGTTGCAGTCTCGAATAAGGAATGCGATTTTCCTCCTCTGCGCTCTCAGTCGCCTCGACAGCCGCCTCTACCTCTTCCTCGGGGGCCGCCTCGACAATAGTCTCATTGATTTTTTCAGCCTGTGCTGCAAGTGCATCCTGATCCAACATTAGAACCTCCAATTTACGACCGATTTATAAGGCCCGGAAGAAGCCATGGTTCAAGAGTAAGCTACAAGATAGATTCCATCGCGTCCAGGACAGATTCTGCTTGTGACGTGTCAATAAAGTCGTCGTCAAATTCTGAGGGGTCAAAGATTCGGCAATTTCGCATCTCCCATTGGATGATCTCTTGCCTTGTCTTCGGCCTTTTAGACTTAACTTCCTCTTCTAGTTTTGATATTTGGCTCATGCCTTCGAGCGCCATGGCAAATGCCATCAAAATATCGTCATGGCTGAACTCACCTTCAGCGCATTGGGGTTTGCCATTCTTATAAATCATCTGATTTATTTCGGAGCAAACTCGTATGTCACATGTGACATCGATCATTCGTTTTTCGATGTAACTATGCAATCGGGCTAGAATAAGCCCTCTGGTAGCCTTGTTTGTCGAAAAGCCCAGATACACCTGTGTTTGGCCTGTCGTCTTGTTATGCTGTGTTCGCCTGTACATGTGTGGCCAGTGCTTCTGCACCATATAGTTGACAACAGACAGACCGTAGCCATTGATTTCGATGGTCGTCATGGCGTTGAAACGTTTTGCAGCCTCGTGTACATCAATGGCAAAGGCTTCTGGTGGCTTTTTAGTGTAACTAGAGGCTACCAATGTGGGGCGTTTTTTATTTGTTACATCTAATAGCACAAAAGCTGAATAGTCCCCATTTTTAGAGCCTGAAGCAACGTCCACGCCAAGACTATAAATATGGTGAGGTTTGGGCTTTTCGTATTCAACATATCCTTCATAGTCATGATAATTATCCCTCGTCATACGGCAGTGCGGAAAAGACAGGCTAAAAAACTTGTCACCACTGGTTACAAACGCTGTTTCGGCTGTGATCGGAAATTCTTGGTCCCAAAGTTTCCATTGCCCAGCACATCTTTCATAAAAAGCAGTGGCCGCCCAGTTGAGTTGCTCTTTAGAGACCCCATGCTTCTTGGCATAAGCCCTCATCTTAGGCGGCACTCTCTTGGGCTTTTCTTTGGTGGTGTAGTCTGGGTCTTTGGTCCACGGGAAGAAGACTTTTTCGGTCCCGTCATCAGCTACCCATGCGGCGTACGCATCATTGAGTCCATTGGCCGTGGTCTCCTTTACGATGGTGCATCCGTCTGGAAGGCTGGCCATAATAGCCCCGATAGTCACCTCCATGTTGGTGTAGTGGGCAAATTCAGATAGATGAAGTTGATGGGGCGTACCGCCACGGGCGGATGGGCTCGATGCTGTTGTCACCCTGACCCCACCTCCATGCTCATATTTCATAGCCCTCACATTGTCCTTTTTTAGGGAAAACGGGCCTTGCTTGAGCCAAACCGGCAGGTTCTCATAAAAATTCGAGTATATCTGGAAGATCTCTTCGGCTGCCTCCATCGTATGGGCTGCCACGAGGGTGCGGAGGTTCTTTGTAAAATGTCCTTTCCAAAAGAAGTAGGCCGCTATCGCGGTGGATGAACCCATCTTTCGAGCCTTCAAATTGTAGATCATCGTCTTGACCTCAAGAAGCGTGATCAACTCTCTCTGAGAAGGCTTTGGCTGTAGACTAATAAGCTTATTCTTCTTATCAACAATCTTGAGGTAGGTGCGGCAGAAGTAATAAAAATCCATCTTGCATCGATGAACCTCACGCTTCAACCATACGATGCGGCGCTCTTGCTGAGATAGCTCAATTGCTGGAGGCACAATACACCTGCGTTGTCATAGTGCGTTTCTTGGCAGTATTCCTCTCCAGCATGACCTCATGAAAGGCCTTTATAAACCTAACGGCCTCTGTGGCGAAGGCAAGACAAACAGGGTCATTGGCCGTCTTCAACTCGGTATTCATGACATCATTCTCTTGCATGTGCTTTAGAAACTTCTTGAACAGACGTCTGGCGAGTCTGTGCTTTGGCGCGAGTGACGCTTGGTTATAGGGCTTCAGGAGGTCAACCATCTCTTGAACCTCAATCCTCATAATATGATACGTCGTTCTCACGTTGGTCATTGGGTCCATGCCCAGGAGGTCTGGCGCTCTGAGGCATTCTAGTGCGCCAGTCATGCTTTCAATCTTATTGCATAGAACCCCCTCGACTATGAGTGCAGGCTTAATCTCTTCCAGTGATGCGTTTTCTTCAGTCATTGGTTTCTCCAAGTCGGTTTAAAAAATGGGGGCCGTAATAAAATTCCAATGGGACCCAATACGCGGCCCCCGGGGGGGCGAAGCACACCCGGGTTGACCGCCTCTGCACCACCACTGCCTCTATCGACGTGAGGAGGGTCTGCTTGCCTTCGCGGCTGCCTACCTCCATGTACTCCACTGCATTCCAACGTGGGCGAGGCCGAGCGACTAGCGAGGCTTCGAGCCATCTGTAGGGGCGCTGAGGTACGAAGCATCCTTAAAGTCCTTTGGGTAGCTAATACTTGATTGCAATATGTTTCATGTAGAGCCCGAAAAATTTTTTTTCGTCTGGCCTCTATTTTTCTCCTGGTCGGCTGGTGATCTTGCTGTAGGGCCTCGCAAATTTTCAATCCATGGCCTCATCGATGGCGGCAGCAATGTCCCCTGCTTTTTTGGGCTCAAGGTGTTGGCTGCATCTCAAGAGCACGGCCAGAGAATCAAGCGCTACTTTTGCGTTGGCACCATTTGTTTCTTGCATGTTTGACAGGTGCGCCAGTGTTAGCGCTGAAACATCAGCCACCGAGACCGGGTTGCCAGATTTTAGCGCCTTGTCTGCCAGGGCTGCCAAGTCTGTAGTCGTTCGTCGTTCTGGGTCAAACCATTTGAGGCCTTTTTTCCTGTAGTTGTGGCGGCTGTAACTGATCTGACTTTCTGAGACGTTCATCAGGGCGGCTGATGATTTGATGGTTTCCCCTGCTGCCCATTGTAAGATTATTGTTGCGCGTTTTCTCGTTCTTTCTGATTTTTCGTTATCGCCTGGGGTGGCTGCCAGGGTGTGGAGCGTGGCTTCTTCTTCTGGAGCTAGGAAAATTGGGGCTGTTTTGTTGCTCAACTGATTTTCCTTGCTGGCACCGTTGGAAATTGGCGCTGTTTCATCCAGGCTATGGCCAATTCCTTCTTAAGTCTAGTTGTCAGATTTTGCCAGACCCTAAACGGGCGAGTGATCGGTATTATGTCAGAGTTGACAGATTAGTTGTATCGCAGCGGCCAGCGGGGCTTTTTTACTCTGTTTTCTCGTACTTTTTCTGGTAAAGACAAAACTCTGTCAACTCTGACATAACCCAATAGTTTCAAGGGCTTATTTTGTCAGACTTTGCCCCTTGAAAACGCCTATTAGCTTGTAAAGGTAACTTTACACTGTGAATAGGCGTGTTATAATGAAAGATGAAAATAGTGTTTTGGCCGCGGCGGCGGCGAAGGGGTTTGTGATGAGAAAAATACAACGAATCTGGGCTGACCAACGGGTCAGGCTTGAGCGTCAAGATTCCATGGAGCGATGGAAGATTTGCTACCAGTTGCGATCTGATTCCGGGATTGAGGGTTCAATTGATCTGATTCATTTTGGCGGTGATCGGTCGGGGGCTGTCCGGGTTTATGATCTACTTCACCAACGTCAACGCGGGAGTGGTTTCACTCGGGTTGGTGTCGGTCGCGATCTGGTTTTGGCTGATTATGGCTGGTCAATGGATTTAATCCGCGATTCTTTGCTTTCGGTTCTTGGCGGCGTTGATCGTCGGGGGCGGGTTGGCTTTTGGCTAGAGTCCTGCACGGCTTCCGGTCCTATCCAGGAGTTACCAGAGTATTTTGAAAAGAGGAGGCAGTCATGATCTTAACTATTTGCTGGTTGTGGCTGGCTGTCGTGGTGATCGGCTGGTCGTTGTTTTTTGATAATGGGGGTATGTGATGAGTGAGGTTGACCATTATGTTTTGTCTGATTTATTTCCTGATCCTGATCTGGTAGCAGCCAAGCGGGAGCGTCAACGCCATCGGGCAAAGTTCAACCGTGAGTTTCGGCGGCTGAGGTCTGAAGCCATCAAGTTTGCTTGTGGTGTTCTGCCGCCGGTACGGGTTGAAATTTCACTTGAGTTTGGATTTCCTGGTTTTGTTGATTTGTGCTGTGAAGTTTTTCCGGCTGAACCTGGCTGTGATTGGTGTGAGGTTTGTGGTTTTGAATTGATTTGTCATTTTGAGCGAGAGCTAAACCCATGCGATCCAGGTGATTTAGACTATCTCAATCACTTTTTTGATGAGTTTAGATGCATGATTTCAGCCAAGCGCGGCGCTGGTTTTGTTGATTTGTCCAATTGGTCTTGCGTCACTTGTTCGGATTGTTCTGATTGTGGAGGATGATCATAGGACAAGGCTCGTCAGCTTTTTTGTTGGTGGGTCTTTTCCTGGGATTTTCCAGGTTTTTTAGAAAGGGGTTTCTTATGAATGGTTTAATGATTCACACTGAAGATGGTCACCGGGTTGGTTTAGATGAGGTTTTGGCGGTGCCAATGCCAGAGGCAACAAAAAGCTACAAGCCGGTTTCCAATGGTGAGCTAATAAATTGGCTGCATCATCAAATTGATAGCTATTTGCCAGGGGTTGGCATTCGCCAAGAAAAGTACGGTTTATCCAGAAAAGATCAGCAAATGTTCGGGGTAATAACTCTTGACATGGGCGAATCACAAAAGGGGCTGGCCATTGGTGTTCGCAATTCCTATGACAAATCTTTGTCAATAGGTGTGGCAATGGGGGCACAGGTTTTTGTTTGCGATAATCTCTGTTTTTCTGGCGATGACTTAACCTTTATGCGGAAGCATACGCTTAATGCTGAGGGGGATGTTAAGTCGAAAATCGGAGCCGTGTTGCAGCGGTCAGAAGTGGTTTACCAGAGAATCGGCCGGGAATGCGAAGCCATGAAAGGGATCGGCGTCGATCTTAATCGTGGCTATGAGTTGATTGGTATTGCGGGCGGGCATGGTGTTATCACCAGTCATCAGCAAAACATTGTCTACCGCGATTGGCGCACGCCACGTCATGAAGATTTTGCAGAGCGAAATTTGTGGTCTTTGTACAATTGCTTCACCGAGGGACTTAAGAAAGGGCCAGCCGGTGGGATTATGGATCGTCATGCTGAGGCTCATCAATTTTTCCGTGGCCTGATCGGCCATGTGCCTGAGCCAGTTCAAATCTCTGTAAATGCTTGAATGATAACAGGGCGAGAAGCCATCAGCATTTTTTGCTGGTGGTTTCGGCCCTGGGATGATCCAGGTTTTTTAGTAGGGGTTTAAGATGAAATATACAGATGAACAATTGGCACCAATTGCGGCGGCCGTGGCTGGTTTAGCTTGTGATGATGATCGTCAATCGGTCGATAAGATGAAAGTTTATCTTTTTGGCTTGGGGATCTCGGTCTCTTCAGACTTGGGTTTTGCCATCATGGACTTGCTTCGCACTGGTAGCCAACAGCAAAAAGCGGCGGCGGCTTTTCGTTGGTCAGACGTGGCGGACTTGGCAAGTCAAACGGCCAAGCAAGTTGAAGATCTGACAAAAAAGCTCGAATTGTGGACGCAAGTCAGGACACTTGATGATAAAACGTTAGGTCGGCTTTTGGCGCGTGTTGATATTTTGGCGGAACAAGCCGAAACAAATCGTAAAGATATTTTGGTTAATGCTGAATCTTGCGAGCGGGAGTCAAACAAGCTCCACGAGTTGATCATCTAATCAGATAAGCCCGGTCACGGCGGCGGTCGTGGCCGGGTTCTATTTCACAAGGAGGTTTTGAAACATGCCAACTAATAAATTCCCAGCAAAGTGCATTCATTGCCATCGGCTGATCGCTGTTCGTCAAGGTGTGCTTTGGTTTTCTCACCGTCGGGCTAAAGTCGCCCATACTTCTTGTTATAAAATAATCAGGGCAAGGAATAGGGAACGCACCCCTGCCCCCTAGACGGGGCACCCGGACCCCACCCCTATTGCCCCTTAAGGGGTGTGGTGTCCGGGCGGCGTTCTACTTGTGTAGGGCATCGCAAAAACTACCACTGGGGCAGAGAGGCTACCACTATGAGATCTGCATTTGCTGTTGAATATTCAAGCGCGTCAAAAATTAAAGGCTGTTCAGCCACCTATGCCAGCCACAAAAGTTGCCCGTCAACTTGTCCTTTCCTACCTCCTGACCTTGGCGGCCAGGACGGGGGCGGTGGTTGCTTTGCTGCCGTGGGACGTGCCGGCATGCATGCAAGGCGATTATTGTCTGGTTCTGATGAATCTTTGGCCATCGCCAAAGAGGAGGCGGCCGCAATCAATGCCTTGCCGGGGTTTCACGATTTAAGATTGCATGTTTCGGGCGATTGCGTTGGCGATGCTGAGGCGCGAATTGTTTCAGCGGCATCCGATCGCCACGACAAGCGATTGCGTGAAACTGCCACTTATACCTTCACCCATTCATGGCGCAATATTGACCGGGCAAGTTGGGGCAATGTCTCAGTCTTGGCAAGTTGCCATAATATGGAAGAAGTCAAAGAGGCCAGGGCATTAGGTTATCCGGCATCGATGACGGTCAAAGCTACTGAGGCCAAGAAGTTTTCAGTGGTCGATGGCTTTAAGTTAGTTCAATGTCCAGCCAAGAAAGACGTTCTAACCTGCGCGAATTGTCGAAAGTGCATGGACGGCGATCGATTGTTTGATCGAAAGATCGTTGTTTTATTTCCCTACCATGGCAGCCAGCAAAAGTTGGCGGCTCAGTCTGTCGAGGTGTATAATGGATGATCGCTATTATATATGGCGGCAACGCCAAGACACTATGACAAGGTGGGTTATTTATATTGGCGTGTTTAATGATGGTTGGTTGTGGCGTTATCCGATTAAGTTTTGTATGGGCCGTGATGAATTCAATAATTCATGGTCTGTTTTATATCGGCGCTTACAGCCAATTTTTGCTCAGCTACAATTAAACGGCCGCATTAAACTATCATCAAAGGCAATTATTGCCGCTGGGCCTATCAAGGGGTTTTCGATATGAAGTTTACTGAAGAACAAGAAACGGTTTTGCTGATCGTCTCTTTCATGCACTCCAACCACAAAACAAAACAAGAGACCTTGGCCGAGATTGACAAAGTTTTAGGCAATAAAGGGGCCGAGGTTTTGCGGTCTCTTTTGAATATAGACGCTATTCGTCACAATTGGCGCGGCTTTTGGCTGACAACCACAGGGCAATCAGCATATTTACACAACACCTAATCCACAAGGGGGCGGTTCAATACGGACCGCCCCCAAAGGGGCTTTGCCATCCCCCCTCCTGGCTGTTATCACCCCAGGGGCGGCCCATCCTGTGAAGGGCATCGCAATTTTCCTGTGAAGGGCATCGCAAAAAAATGCCGATTACAATTCAAATTTCCAAAGAGAATAACGTCTACTCGATCGAGTCTGATGGCGTCATCATTTATGCTGCCACGATCGGAGGGGCCATGCGAGCTGCCGTGGGGGTCGTTGTTGAAAGGCTTCATGCCGCCACTATCAAGGATTGGGCAGGGGACCAAAGCACGATCGACTCGGCACGATCTACAGCCCAGAATTTAATTATCCAAGCACGGGATTTTCACTCATAATTTAGTTGACTCCTTCTTTTCAGCGCACTAACATGTCAAGTACGGGTGACACACCCGCTACTCAAAACAAAAAAGAAGGAATAAAATTATGAACATCTATAATACTACTCAAAAACAAAATAAAGATCCAGAGGCATATCTGATCAGCGGATTTTCAGCCCTAAAACAACCAACACGACAAAAGAAATATTTCAAGTTCAGCCCTTTGGGCGTGACATGTCACGCCAGACTGGTTGAGGTCCTTGGCCTTCGAGAAGAGCTAAACTTTCAGAAGGATGGGACAATAAAAGTTCTTGACTTTCTGATTGAAGTTCTTGCCGAGGGCGTGAATAAAAAAGACGGGTACAAGGTCCACCCCTTGCCTGAGCCTGTTGTCATGAAAGCCACCCCGCGACAATATTGGTGCAATGACTTCGATCCAGTCACCCAAGAGGTGATGAAAAAGATGGGATGGGATGGTTCTGTTGCAAGACAAGCTGAATTCTTTCAGAAAATGTCAGATGAGGCTGTGTTTGAGTTCAAGCGAACTGAAATTCAATATCCCAACGGCCGTGTCGGTGGGTTTATTGACATAAAGTTTCTTTGCCACATCTCGGAATATGGTGGGGACAAAACAGACATTCCGTTCTAGTCTCAATTGCGGTGTCAGGTGGTGGGAATCTGTGTAAAAAAAACCCCTCCTAAACCCCACCACCCTCACCACGGCTCGGGACCGTCATCGTCACAGAGTGGCGACCCAATAGAGCCGTGGACCCGCCTTGATCAACCACACCCGCCACCTGACACCAAGGAGCTATCATGCGTCCCACCGCTATCTATATTGACACTGAAACTACCGGCTTGAAATCACATGATAGAGTGTGTGAGTTGATGTTGGTTTGCACTAAGAACTGGGAGATCGTTGAGACCCATCACGCATTCTACAATCCAGAAATGGAATTGCATCCAAAGGCCGCTGAGATAAACGGCCTGGACTGGAAACGAGACCTAGCTGACAAGCCCAGGTTCAACCCCCGCGATCTAATACCATTCCTGACATCCGGCCTCCCGGTGGTAGCCTACAACGCCCACTTCGACCGCCGCATGCTTGAGGCCGAGTTTAGACGAGCTAGGGTGCCATTCCCCAAATGTGAGTGGATTGACGCTTGCAAGACGGCTAGAGAGACCTTACCAGGGCTGGATAACCATCGACTTGCCACCGTTGCTGGTTATTATGATTTAGACACCGAAGACATGCACAAGGCCGATAAGGACGTGTTGGTTCTAATCGACATTTGTCGCCACCTATACCGCGACCAGTTTGAAGAGGTGGAGAATAAGACGGGGTTGATGGAATTCGACCCCAGCCACCTGGAACCATTCTTTGTCCGGCTAAGACAATACATAGAATTGAGCCGGTCACTGTCTATTGAAACAACTGGTGATGCAATCAAGGTGGATAATGTCGTCAACACCTATCAGGCGCTTCGTAACTCTCTGGAGAAACGCCGCAAAGAGATCGTGGAAGAACCTACCCGACTAGCCAGAAAGGTAAATGCTGAGTTTAAGAAGATCCGCGACCAAATTGACCAGGAGAAGGACCGATTAGATGGCATATACTGTGCATACCTTGATCAGGACGCATTTGGCCAAGGGTCTGAGATTACAATCAAGACGGAATATGGCTCCGCAAAGCGCGAGAGGGTTTGGCGACCAGCAGATGATGGGCTGGACTATTCTAAGATACCCAGCAAGTTCCTGAAGCTCAATGACTCAGCCATCAAAGCTGAGATCAAAGCCCAACTAGCAGCCGGCAACGATAAACCAGCCATCCCAGGAATCCCCATGGTCAATGAATGGAAGGTGAGTAGGAGGGTGAAGTGAGTGATACAGACCAACCGAAAAAGGCACCATCCATAAATCTTTTAGACCCGATGGGGGCTCGAAGTCGTCTTGAGTTTTGGACAGGTTACATCAAAAACCAAAATGCGATTGACAAGGAAGTAAAGGATTCTATCGGGGATATTGAAGATGGGATGAGGATATATTACCGCCACGGAGAGGATCGCCTTGATTCTGTCTTATGGCGCGTCTGCGATGGCCTTGGCGGCCTACTCAAGCATCTGGTCAAGAGCGGCGATCATGATGGCAAGAAATATTGGACTGGAAAGGGCTATTCAATCGAGATGAGCGATAAGCGATTTGATGAGGCAATGAAGTCTCGTGGAGGTGAGTTATGAGTGATGTTGGAATGTATTGCGGTTATGTTGATGCGAATGAGGATAGGTTTCTAATCAGGCCTGAGCCTGTTGATGTCGACCTCCTAAATAGTTTGTTCAGACCAGAGGAGGTCCCTCAAGACCTCCAGGTAAATAACGCTTGGTATGGGGTTTGCCTCCGCACTGGGCGTAAGTGGAACCTGATTGTAAAATTCAATCAATCAGTGGCTGGCGGCTCTGATGGCTTTATTTCCCCTGGCGGTAAGATTTGCGGTGGTATATTTAGCCCAATGTCAAAGAAGAACAAGCTGGTCAGGTGGATCGACGAATCCGATGCCTTTGAGAATATCTACCGGGTAGGACCTCAATTGAAATTGGTGGCGCATGACAGTGTGGACTAAAGAGATCCTCTTCTCTTCCGACAAACAGGACTGGTCTACGCCACAAGCTCTATTTGATGAGGTGAATAAGGAATTCGCCTTCACCCTGGACGCTGCTGCGGATGAGACCAACGCCAAGTGCGAGAGCTTTCTCACAGAGAAGGATGATGCGCTCGTATGTGATTGGCCAGGGGTGGTGTGGCTCAACCCACCATACGGTCGTGGCGTAGGGCGTTGGGTTGAGAAAGCCTATGAGCAGTCGAAAATGGGATCGACGGTGGTCTGCCTTATATTCTGTAGGACAGACACCAAGTGGTGGCACAGATGGGCCATGAAGGCCGCTGAAATACGCCTTATCCCTGGCCGCATATCGTTTGGGGCTGCCAGAGGAGGGGCACCGGCACCATCCTGCCTCCTGGTATTTGATGATAACAGAAGGGTGCCAAGATTCCTGACACAGGAGCTACCAAGGAGATAGCCGATGATAAGACATCCTGACACATATGTGACCAGAGCCGACCTTGCCAGGGCAGCGCATAGATCGGTCCAGACAATCAGAAGGTGGGAGAACGAGTGGGGCTTGATAAAGGGAACTAAAGTTCCTCATCACAAAGGTGGCCCAGGGAAGCACATGGCATATGAACCATGGGTTATTGAGAGAGTAAGGGAAATAGACAGGCTGGTCAGGTTAAACTACTCCATGGAGGAGATCGTGGTCCACCTTTGTGATGAAGAGGCAAAGCTCAACATGGCAATGAAGCGCATGGAAATTGTTAGCACCTCAATTGATGACCACTTTAAGGAGCTAAAGGCCCAGTTGGAGTCAATCAACGCCATGCTCGCTAGAGTAAGGAGGTTCTTGGTAAAATGACGGCGACTAGAAAATGGAATGATGTCGGCGGCAGGCAACTGGCCGTACTCCAGTGGTTGGCAACCAAACCCCGCACCAAAGAGTATATCCAAGATAGGGCGGTAGGCAAACGATCTCAAAGGCTAATACCAACACTAATAGATCGCGGTCTGATTATGGAGGCTGAAGGACTATACCACCTAACAGATCACGGGAAGGCCGTGCTAATGCCACCAGACCAATATCGACAATGGAAGAAGGACTGGGGATTTTTTTAGGAGGAAGCCATGGAAAATGTGAAAGAAAAAAAGAAGTGGATAGTTTACGGAAAACTCTCAAAGGATGGTAGTCAGTATAAAATACACTGCCCCTGGTGCGATGACGTCCACTTACACAGTGCCACCCCTGGTCACAGGTGGGCACATTGTGATAATCGAGAGGAAGGTCCTCGCGGCTACACCATAGTGCCAGAGGAAGACAGGTGAAGCTTCGCCCCTATCAGGAGCACTGGCTTGGCCAAATCCGGCAAGCCCACCTTGATGGTCACCTGGGAGTGGTAGCCCAGATGCCAACAGGGGCCGGCAAAACCGTTGCCGGAATTGCAGAGCCATGCCGCCGCATGGCCCTAAGTGGCCGACCAGTGCTTCTGATAGTCCACCGGGATGAGCTTGTTAGACAAACCGCTGACAAGCTCTCCCGGTTCGGACTCGAATACGGGATTATCGCCGCCAAATTCGGCAAGAACAAGAACCCACTGGCGCAAGTTCAAATAGCGATGGTCAAAACGCTCAGGAATCGCCTCGGCAAAGAGCCGATTAGACGACCGCGATATATAATAATGGACGAATGTCATCTCAGTGGCGCGAAAACCTACCAAGACATCCTTGAACACTACAAAGACGTGCCACGATTAGGCCTATCAGCAACACCCTGGCGCATGGATGGTGTGGGATTTGAAAACCTGGGGACCAAATTAGTTATGGGACCTACTGTATCTCAGATGAATGAGATGTGGAAACACAACAACAATACCGGCCTCGTTCCGGCAAGATGCTTCTCAATACCTATGGCCGACCTAGCAGCCATCAGGAGGGACAGGCGAGGTGAGTACGATCTCAGGGCCGCTGCAATGCAATACGAGCGTCAGGCGCTCGTAGGGGGCGTCGTAGACGAATATATAAAGCATGCCGGCGACAGGAAGGGGATTGTTTTCTGCACATCAATTGAACACTCATCCAGAGTTAGAGATCAGTTCAGGAAGATTGGAGTTGCGGCCGAACACCTTGACGGCACAACCAGCAAAGAGAAAAGAGCAGAGATGCTATCAGGGCTGGAGTCTGGTGAAATTCAGGTGATATGCAATTGCTCGGTCCTTGTTGAGGGTCTTGACATCACATCCATCGGGGCGATCTCAATAGCGGTGCCCACAAGAAGTCTATCAAAATACCTGCAAATGGTTGGACGGGCGGCACGTCCACACCCAGGGAAGAAAGACTATATCGTATTAGATCACGGGGGATGCGTACTGCGTCTAGGGACACCGGACTATGAGAATGAGTGGTCTATAGCCACCAGAGAGAGGACCCCTGGTGTCCCAAGAGGGGTGGACCGCGACATCTTTGCTAAGATTTGTGACGAATGCAGGTTCGCAAACGAAATTACAGCAACAAATTGTGCCTCCTGTGGCAGCCCCCTCCTAACAAAAAGGGAAATACTTACCAGGGAGGGGATGCTGGTAGAGGTGAAACCAAAGACCGCGCCAAAAAAGAAATATCGGCAGATGCGAGAGACTCATGCCGAAATTGAGCGACGTATGGTGCGTTTTGTTTCCAGGTCGAGGAGGTGATTATGAGTATGGTGGTAGATATAAACGGGGCTCAATACTGGGTAGTGGAAGATCTTGACAGGATTCTTGTCGAGGAATTTGGTGACGACATTCGAAAGGCATGGAAAGTTATGGGCCGTGATGGTGTAGAAATGCTTCTCCTGCAATTTAGATCTGGGAAGGCATACAACGGAATGCTGCTCCGGGATAGGGAGCCTAATTGCATGATGGTGGAATGGTGCAGCCTATTTAAAGATTTTGTTCATTAGGAGAGGCATGAGAGAGAAGGACTTGCAGAAGGATGTTGAGAAGGCCGTTATGACGATACCAGACGTCCTTCTATACGACACCAGTCATGTTGGCCGTGTCAGAGAAATGGGTGGTCGTGTTATAGATCTAAACCAAATGACGGGACAGTCAGATTTGTTGATATTGGTGGCAAGCAACCGTGGCCCAATAGCATACGCTATTGAGTTGAAAACAAAGAAGGGCCGCCAAAGTAAGGCTCAAGAGAAATGGCAGGCCAAGGTGTGGGAGAAGCGCTTTGGATTGGGACACTATTGCGTTTGCCGCAGCGTAGAGGAGGTTATGGATGCAATCGGAAAGTCAAGGGAATGGAGAGAGCACAAGGGCTCCTACAGCAAAAAGGCCGGGAAGGTGGTCGAGGGCAGAGACAAGGTTGTTGAGGGACCTACACGCAAGGTGCGCGGCAAAGGAAAGCGAGAATAAGTTCTGGAAGCATGTGGCTAGTTTTATGAGGGATCGTGGTTGGATTTCAGTTAGAAATAAGGCCCGTGCAATCAATCTTCGCCCCAAAGTTGTCTTGCCAAGATGTAATGAATGCGGTGTCAGAGGGGTTTATCGCAACAAAAAACTCTGCTCTGTCTGCTATTCAATCAAGAATCCAGGGCGGGAAAAAAGAGCTAGAGAGCATTATGTTGAGCAGAATCCGGCCCTAGTGGAGTTGGTAGATGACCTAGACACCAGCATGAGAGAGATAGCTGCGCTAGCAGGCCTATCTCGACAAGCAATTTATAACTGCCTTAATCGCGGGAAGATTGGGAATGTCCAAGCTGCCTACAAATTGCTGATAAGGGCCAATTCAATGTATCCAGGAAAATGGCCAGACAAAAGACTAAAAGAAATAATAGGGGTAAAAGCGGAGACTATTTCTACTGGAAACTACGTGGACCTTCCAATAAAAACATAATCCTTTGTGGAAGACACAGGGAATTCCACGAGATGCTTCGTTTTTGTGAATATGCCGTTCACAAGCTTGGGGTTAGTGATGACTACTCTAATGTTAATTGGAAATATGGGATTGACGGCAATGAGGGGTATTTTTCTGTAGAGACCAACAACTACCAATCCACTGTTGATAGTGGATACTACCACAACGTTTATGAGGGGGCGAAAAATGACTGGAAACGCAATAAGGCAATTGGCTGTGGACGCTGCGATGGGCGGTTTGAGCGTGATTCCATGGGCGTATGTAAATGGAGCCAAGATGCCGATGATGAAGTGGAAGGCGCTTCAGGAGAAGAGACTTACGCCAGAGGAAGTTTGGGACTGGTTCGACAGAAACCCAGACCACAACTGGGGGGTGGTTACCGGGGAAATATCAAACCTAGTCGTAGTAGACCTGGACGGGCCGGAAGCAATCGAGTGGGGAAACCAAAACCTACCGCCAACCAAATGGAGGGTGACGACCGGCAGGGAGAACTCTGGTGAACATTGGGGTTACCGACATCCTGGTGAGAGGGTGAAGAACAGGGTCAGGTGTGGCGGCAGAGATATTGATTTGCGAGGTGATGGCGGCTGGGTTGCGATGCCTCCATCTGTTCACAAGACCGGGGTTGTTTATAAGTGGCATAACGGCAGTTACAACTACCCCTGGATAGAAGACCTGCCGCAATATGATGGCTCCTGGCTGCCAGTAACGAGGGAGGTCCGGCAGGTTGAGATGGCACCAGCCGGCACGGTGATGGACTTCAATAAGTTAGACCGCGCCAGGAGATGGCTGGCCAAACGAGACCCGGCCGTTCAAGGAGCAGGGGGAGATCACCACACCTTCGTCACATGCGCCAAAATGGTGCGCGACTTTGGCCTAGATGAGCATGACGCTTACAACATAATGGCCGACTGGAATCAAAAATGCCAGCCACCATGGACCGAAGCCGAATTGAGACTCAAGCTTAGAAATGCGGCCGAGTATGGGGCCAATCCAGTGGGGTCGATGCCGACAAGGCAGTATTCATATGGCCGTGTGGACACGTCATTTTTTGAAAGTCTTGCCAAAATGAAGGTTGTTCAGAAGGAAAACACCGACATAGGTAATGGTCAAAGGTTTGCCCACTACTTTGGAGATATCGTCAGATATTGCGATGAAAAGGATGGCTGGCATGTCTGGGATGGGAAGGTGTGGGCCAAAGACAAGAAGTTGATGGTCCATTCATTAGCAAAAGAGACAAGCGGCCTGATATATAGAGAGGCAGAAGAACTCGATGGCGATGAGGGGAGAGCAAAGCTTCAGTGGGCTGGTAAAAGCCGGTCTTCCGATAAGGTTGGTTGCATGTTGCGTATGGCTAGGTCTGAGCCTAACGTGCCGATAAGCGTGGAGGATATGGACAAAGATATCTGGTTGCTCAATTGCCCAAACGGCATGGTTGATCTACGGACTGGTGAAATAAGACCCCACGACCCATCAAAGTTGTGCACCAAGATGGCGGCAGCCGAATATAATCCATCCACCAAGACCCCGATATTTGACGCTTTTTTGGACCAGATATTTGAAGGCAATGATGACCTTATAAATTATGTAATACAGGCCCTGGGCTTTAGCTTGGCTGGTTCCGTAAAAGAGCATGTCTTTTTCTTCTGTTACGGAACTGGCGCAAATGGCAAGGGGACATTATTAAATTTAACCATGGACATTATGGGGGATTATGCAGCGGCGCTGCCAGAGGGGATGTTGGAGGCCAGGGCGCATGACAAACATTTGGCTGAGTTGATTATGTTGCGCGGCCTGAGAATGGCTGTTGGCGCTGAGACGAAGGAGGATCGGCGGCTGAATGAGTCTAGGATGAAAAACCTCACAGGAGGCGACCCAATAACCGCAGACCCAAAGGGTGGTGCGTATGTGACGTTCAAACCAACTCATTCAATGTGGATATCTGGCAATCATAAACCAAAGATTGTTGGTACAGATAACGGTGTTTGGCGGCGAATGAAGTTGATCCCATTCAAGTTTCAGGTGGATGATAAGGATATCGACAGGGACTTAGATAGAAAGTTGTGGGGAGAGAGGGCTGGAATACTGGCAAAGTTGGTTGATGGGTGTGTTTCATGGTACAAGAACGGTTTCGTAAAGTGCCCTGCTGTTGCAGAGGCGACAGAGGAATATAGGGCTCAGGAAGATGGTTTCGGGAGCTTTATCATCGACAGGTGTGTGGTGGTGAAGGACGCGATTGTTCCAAGATCTTCTCTTAGAAAGGCGTATATAGATTGGTGTAAGATTAGTGGCACGAGAGAGTTGTCAGCGATAGCCATGGGTGAGCGCATGAGGAGAGCCGGGTTCCTTGATGTTCGCAAGGGTGGGGTCAGGCAGTGGTCGGGCGTTGGTCTTTCTGCCGAAAGAAGGGAGGATGTACACTAATGTTATTTCTTGCATCTATTATCTTGTTTGGGGCAAATTATCATGGCATACCTGCGGGGCTTGTCGAGTCTATTCAGTATCACGAGAGCAGGGGGCATATTTTTGCTGAGAGTCGCGCTGGGGCGATGGGGCTCATGCAGGTCATGCCTCGGTTCAGGGACAGAAGACTCCCAAAGTGGTCACTTTGGCTACCATCAGTCAATGTGCATGAGGGCACCAGGATTCTTTCTCGGTGGCGACGTCGCGCTCCAGACTGGAAACACGCCATAATGGCGTATAATGCGGGCAATATCGGCCTTCGCAATAGATCAACAAGGGCGAGAGGTTATGCTGTTTTGGTTCTCAGACGGTGGAGAAAAACCGATCCTGCCGGTTATAGGAGGGCGGTTAGATGAGAAAGAAGGGGCGAATGCCACCCTGGACAGACGAAGAAAAGAGTTGGATTCTTTGGGCTGTAGGAGAGTGCGAAGAGCAAGCAAACGGAAACAAATTCTGGGAAGCGGTCAGAGAGAAGGCGATGGAGAGGGGGCTTAACCACAAGAGGTCCGTTGCGTCTGTCTATAGAATCGGCCGACTATTGAATTTGAAACCCAAAATAATAAACAACACCACCGCCATCTGCCTTGGCTGCTCCAGAATCGGCATACTGAACAGGAAATTCTGCCTTTGCAGGACGTGTTATGACCAGTGGCGAGAAAAAGGTGTCTTGAAATAATTTGACGCCTCCGCAATCATGTCAGCGGAGGTAACATGAAAGAACTGCTTATCAGCAACATCCCATACATCCTAGCCACCGTCGCATTCGTCATGATCACGACATGGAAGAAACTCCAGTCACGCCGTGAGATCATAGAAAAGGCAGTGGACGCGGCCTTCTACATTGTTGAGAACATGAAACACACAACCGAATCAAAGGTTGATGACAAAGCGGCTGAAGGCCTCGCTCAACTCAAAGTTCTCCTGGCAAATAAGAAGATGAAGGTCACTAAGAAAGTGTCTGAGCAGGCGACCGCTAGGTTTGAAGAGCTTCATGGCCGCCAGAAGGCGGGAGGGTGATTCAATTTTTCAGGGCTCTAACAGCGTTCCTGGAGATAGCCACAAGGCTGCTTGAGATTTATGAGCCCATGCTGAAGGAAAGGGCAGCCAAAAAGAGGTTCTATGACGACATCGACAAAGCGGCTACGGCACTCGGCGGTGATGGTGACGATATTGCTGGCGAGTTTGTACGCACTGAACTGGAGTTGTTGTCCAAGGGCATCATTAGGCCCACAGACATTGATAGTGGAAAAGAGTGAGGTAGTGAAGCAGCCTGATGGCAAATATTTAGTGACTGCCGGATGGATGGCGCATATGCTAAAAACCAGGGCGGCCCTACTGGCCTACATATCTAAGAGTTGCAAGGAGTAATCGATGGCCCGCAATACAATCGTGACCAACACCAGCAGGCAAGCCCTGAACCTATACCCCTACAAAGGCCTCTTGGATCCTGGGGAGTCGGTGGTTATATCGACAACCCCAGAAGACTTTCTTAGCGACTTCGGTGGCCCAGACGGTGCCGTTTCAAGCATGCTATCCGTCTCAAGCACCGGAGCCCCCGCAACGATCGGCAAGTCCTTTGTCTCAAAATCTGGCAGCGCAATCGTGGATAGCACCACAGGGTATGCCGACTCCCAAAGAATAGAGGTGTCGACAGTTAGCGATGTTGCAACCGTTGTCTTGGAAAAGGCGACAGGTGGGGATATAGACCCAGACATAATATACACAATTAAGGATGTCGGGGGAAACGCCAGCACAAACAATATCACCATCTCCTGCTCCAGCACCTTTGTCGACTCAAGCGCTTCGACTTACGTTATCAGCACAGACTACGCCAGCGTTGGGGTGTACAAGAGTTCCGTTTCAGGCCGGTTTGCTGTTCTACCAGGAGTTAGCTCTGGGGGCGGTGGGTCATCCACGCCAACCCAAGAGTATCTAAGCTCTGCCACTGTCGCCATCGCGGCTATGGTTGACACTGTATTGATCCAAAAGAGCGGAGCGCCGTGCACCGTAACGCTGCCAGCTATCACAGCAGCGCTCGACGGCAACATCACATCTATCAAGATGGAGATTGCAGACGTGGCAGGGGCTGCGG